GAGCTTGTGGATCCAGCAGTTGGGGGGAATAGGTATCAAGGAGTGAATTCTTCTTGCCTTTGTGGGGCAAGTATTTCGTTTTCTTTTTGTCACAAAGGGATTGGTGAGCGAGTTGAGGAATAGTAACGAAATTACACTCACGGGGGACGTTGTAGTCTTGTTGTTCGTACATACGGTTTTTGCCATATGCAAGATAGTCGATAGTACCATCTTTATTAGTTTTCATGTTATGAAAACGAGCAAACAAGTCATGATAAGTTAGGGGAATCGTTTTGATCTTGAGTTGTTCAAGGTGCAAATTTATCAGTGTTCGGTGAGTTTCATAGGCGCGTTCGCCATGATGATACATCTCCTTGACTGAACCATAAGCAGATTGATAAGTAGCTTGGTCCATTGGTATTTTATCAGAACACCAATTAACCATGTCTTGGATCAAATCGATAGGGAGAGGAGCGTAAACTCCTGCATTAGGGCCTTGGTAAACGACACGAAATTTTCTTTTCAAAAAACTCGCGTCTGCGGCCGAGCAGTTGTTAACGCGGGCACGAAGTGTCAACGGATCGACAATCGTGATAGGAAGTTTATCGGCGTCAGTAAGATCATAGCCGATTTCGTGGAAATAATGACTCATAGGGCCGAGTCCAAATCCATCCAAAATTTCGCTGTGCGTTGTGATGTTGTCATCACCAAAATCTGCGATGCGTAGTTCATCGAAGATCTCTTGAACGGTCATATAAATTTCTTTAATGTCGTTCATAAAGCTTGTTGCCGAATAGGTAATGGCAGCAGCTACACAGGTCGAATTGAATGGAGTGGTGAGAGATTCACCAGAAGGATTTCCATTAAAGAGATAATAAATGATGTCCATAAATACATGGACACCGTATTGGGTGATAATAAGTTCTAGCAGTCGCCTGCGTATAGCCATTCTTTCTTTTTTAGAGTAAGAGTGGCCAAAAACTAATTCTTGATCACCATTCGTGTCATGCTTTTCATAGCGTTGGCAATTTTCGTCAGTATAAAACTCACCCATTTGGGTAGTGGTTGAGTAGTCTTGACCAATAATGTCAGCGCAGGAAGCATGTTCATAGCGGTACTTATCAGGGAATAGTTCATTGAATAACTTTTTCCATTCACTGGACTCGGGGTTTATTCCGAGTTTACAGTGAGTCTTATTATGGGTTCGTAGATGATTCTCAGTAATGTCAAGAAAAAACATGCGCATCAGGACTAAAATTTCTATTGGGAGAGCAGAAAATAGTCGAGTTTTGCAGGCTTCAACTTTGGGTATCGAGCGGAGTTCATCTTTCAAGCTATCAGAGCATATAACTCTGAATTCGGGGTTGTGGAGCAATTGATCAATTGTATAAACAATTCGATCTTCTAGTAATTTAGTGGCAATTTTCGTGCCAAGCGAGCCTTCAGTGATGAAGGCTGTTTTACCAGGTTGACGAATTTGTCTACCATTTTCTTCAATTCTACATCCACAATCACATGTGTTGCAATTGTGTGGATAACCTGAAGAGGTTTTAATATAGATAGGAGCAACACACATGTATCCTGGTGGAGTATTCAACGCTTCATTCAAAGTGACAGCGTTTCCAGGAACAGTATTAGGTACAGAGTTTAGAACAACTCGGAAACATTCTCGCAAGAGATCTGCTTTCGGGCCTTCTAATCGGGGATTTGCGTGTCCAGTATTCTTCTTAAGAGCAAGTTCAGCTGGACTAACGCCGTTTCGGGGTGACAAAACAGCGGGTTCTCGAGTGTGGGCGAAAATTCGATCGTAGAGCATACTTGGCATAATTCTAGTACGGTTCGGGCATCTAACCTGGAGTTTGGGATCGAGTTTCTCAAACTTCAGATTATCGGGTGGAGTAAATTTCATATTTGCCTTTTGAGGGGCAAATGGAAGATAGGTATTGTCTGTAACGTCTTCCAACGTTATGATTTGGCAGTAAGACCAGCCTGGAGAGCCAGCAACATGAATACCAAGGAGACGGTGTTTGGATAAGTAATTATCGGATATATAGGGCAATCCGCAATCACCTGGTACAGGATGTACACCTTCTCCAGATACTTCAAGAAGTGAAGTAGATTCAACAGCTATTTGGCCATCAGGTCCATCAAGATCATAGGGCAGGTAAGGGATGAATTGAACGTTGGCGGTACCAACTAAAGCTATGGTATTAACTTTAGCGGTATTATATTTCTTGACCATGTAAACTGTAGTAGTTAGGGCGTTATCAAGGTCAGAAACATCTGAGGGGAGGTGGTTTTCAAGTGAGGCGAAGGCGGGAAATGTTTTATCTATGATTCTAATTAAGGCTAGATCACGATCTTCAAAAGCAAAATAGGAAAGCTTGTCTTTGGTGATGTCATAGGGTGTTTGCACACCACCAATAGTACGAATGATATGAAGATAAGAAAAGTTTTCGGAGAATATCAGCTTCATAAAATGCTTAACAGTTGAGATAGTTGAGGATAGAATAGCGGTTCCTTGGACTGTATAGACTGAGTTGTCATTAAACACTGCTTGTAGGGCTACAATGTTTTTGGCAACAATAGGTGCAAGGTCAGTCGTACCTTGTGACATATGGCCTGTGGCCGTTATGTCTTGTTTCTTCACAGGCATCTTTGCTTTCTTTGCAGCACGTGCAGCCGGAGGGCGTGCACCAGCAGAGTAGGCATGAGCGACTGGTGAAGAAGCTATAGCATTGAACATTCGATAAAGTCCAATGGCAGCAACAAAAAAGCTAATAACAGCTCCAACAGCAAGGAGTCTGAGACGGAGGGGATGGGCGTCAAAAGGATGGGTATCCATTTTAAGCACTGTAAGAACATCCTCTTTAGAGTTAATTGCAATACCTTGGGGGTCTTCTTTAAGTTCAGATCGAAAATTGCTATTTTCGGGTATTTCAAAAGATTGTGCGTTGGTATAATTCTTGGGTTGGGCAAAAGAACCCCAGGGAAACCATTTAAGCATATGGGCTTTCGGGCGTGGAGGTTCGAATGAAGCAAGAGGTATAGTAAGCATAGAGTGTGCAATTTCATTCTTGTGTTCACAGGCGTGGGCCTGGGAAACAAGATCACATAGTTCAAGACGTTGGGTGAGGGCAGGAAGAGCAACAACGTTAATAATAAAATCAGCAACGGTTTTAGCGGTGTAGAGAGCTGATTGGAAGGATGTAACATAGAAATCATGAAAATTAGCAGTAACTTGCTTTCCAATTTGAACTCCTTCAGGAGTCAGAACGTGTCGGATATAAGCAAATCTTCGGATATTAAATTCGGGTAAAACAATAGCATTGGCAAAGAACTTGGCGCAATGAGGGCACATGTCATAAGCATTGCCATTGAGTGTAACTAATTCCCACCCAGTACGATTAACAATGTTCTGGTGGGGATAAACGGATCGGTTCGGGCGGAGAAAGCAAGCCATGCAAAGATTCATATTTTCTTCAGTGTGGTCGTCGGGAATACGACCAACTAGCGGTTCGGGCTTTTCAAAGATAACTTGGGGATCAGTAGGAGGACGACGTTTTTTATTAGCAATAATAACGTCTTCTTTGGTGAACTTGGACATGGGAATGAAGTGGAATCCTTTGGGAAGGACTTCTTTCATAGCATGTTTGTGAGGCTTAAGATAATGGGAACCTTTGCGGAGCATGTGAGCTTTTTGGGATTGGACGAAAGCGGAGTTGAGCTTAACTTCAGGAACAATAGGAGCATCATTGTTGACAACAAGTGTGGGATCAACTTGTTTATACTTTTCAAATGCAAGATCAGCTGTGCGGGCGCGCACATTAAGGGCTTCTGAGTCGCGACGAAGGTGGAGAGCCCACATTTCGTCGAATAGTTGATCAACAGTGATAAGGGATCGTTGCGTCTTCCCAAATGGATCTTGTCGGTGGAGGACCCACTGGGTAACATCAATTTGTTCTAATTCTTCAAGATTCACATCTTTGGCAGTATCAACGTGTATGTAAAAATCCATACGACGTTTAAGAGCATCATGGTTAACAAGGCCAAGATCGTCAAGTTGTGTTCGGTTAGTTGTAATGAAAAGAACTTCAGATGTAAAGGCACGGAAACCTTTGTCGGTTAAGGAAGCCATATCAAGGGGAAATGGTGTATCATTTGCGAGATGAATAAATTCAAGGCAGGTGGCAGCACTTTCTTTCTTGTCGTCAGTCTGACAGAAATCATCGATAGAGCATCCAGTATTATTATTATACTTGGACCAAAATTTCTCAGCTGTACGTTCATACATATCAGTTGGGAGCATTTTTCGATTGAATCTTCTGGCTATGTAACAAGCCATGAGGTAGTCACGAAGACCACCTTTTCCTTTTCCAGGTTTGCCGCGAAGGCAAACAGTAACAGGGCGCTTTCGGGCGCCAGAGGAATTAGCATTAGATCGGCAGACGTTAAAGAAAGAAAGTAATTCAGCTTTGGCAGTTGTGTAGAGCGGGAGATTCACATTCTTTGAGGCTTCTGTAGTAGTTAGGTAAGTGTCAATTTGGTTGATTTGGTCTGTGACTTTGAGCAACCAGTGGTAAGTTTGTGCTTGGTATTGGTGTGTGGTCTTGTCGAGAGTTCTAAGGATATTCTGAGCTTCAATAACTTCTGAGATAAGTTTTCTGAGTTCGGGAGCATTGCGGAGTTTATAAGGATGTCCACAAAAGAATTCATAAATATATTCAAAAGCAAAATCAAATATCTGAATTCCATAAATAACAAGATGGTGAGCTGTGTTAACAGCTGTTCCAAGACCACCAAGTCTTTTGGATCGGGCTTCATCGAGTTTTACATCGACGTTTCCAAATCCACAAGAGTGAGCAAGTATCTTGACAAACATGGTAAACATGTTTTCATTAGCAACAGAATCAGTTGAGGCCTTATAGGTAGGGCCATCAACATGCCCAATAATGGGTTGTACAGCGCTTCCAATAACATCCACAAGAACGTGGGTAGCAAACTTGGAAATGAGATGATGGGCAGCGATAAATGTTGTAGCAATAAGAGCACGGGTGGCATTGTCTTCTGTTCTCCAGATCGCGACAATGCAGGTGAGGCAACTAATAATAGTTTCGACTACTTCGAAGTCGTCGAATTTTGTCTGGACAGATGAAGCAATATTTGAAAAATGGTCTTTAAATTGTTTCAATTCTTCGGAAATAGTGTCAAGAAGAGTTTGGGCTTTCTTCTCAACATCAGAGTTGAAGGAATGTTTCACCTTAATTGTAGGCATAGAGAACGCAGGTAATTTGCTCTTAAGAGCATCGGGAATGTTGCAAAACGCAGAGGTAACGCGTTGTCGGATAGTAGGAGAGAGATTAACCTTAGTAGGTACTTCAGATTCAT